CACAATTCTTATTATCAGGGGTAACTAAAGATAGTAATCCATTCACATTTGAAGTGTCTATGTTAGCAGCAGACTCAAAATATATAACTAAAGTGTTAGGTGTGGATAACTTTGGAAAATCAAGATTTGAAACTCCAATCTATGTTGAGGAAGCTTATCAAGGTTCTTTAAATTATGCATACAATCAAGGATATATCCGTGGTTTGGCTTGTGATTTAATTTCTTTACCTGACGCTAGAAGTGAAAACTCATCTTCAATCGCTTACAATTTAGAAAGATACCAATCACCTGAAACTCCTTTCTTGGTTTCAGAATTAAGAGGTAACAAAGTTTACAAATTATTTAAATTCATTTCAATTTCTGATGGAGATGCGGCAAACACCGAAGTTAAAGTTTCAATTGCAAATCTATCATTTAACAATATGACATTTGATGTTTTAGTTAGAAATTTCTTTGACACAGATGCTAATCCAGTTGTGATTGAGAAATTTACAAACTGTAATATGGACCCAGCATCAAATAACTTTGTGGCTAAAAAAATAGGTTCGTCTAATGGTGAATTCGCATTAATTTCAAAATATATTATGGTTGAAATGTCGGATGAAGCTCCGATAGATGCATTACCTTGTGGTTTCTATGGATATACTCAAAGAGAATACCAAGACTTTAACTCATACCCATCACCATATCCTAAATTCAAAACTAAATATTATTTTCCAGGTGAAGTTATTTCAAACCCACCTTTTGGCGCAAATGCGGGAGGTGCTCCTGTAGAATCCGCAGGTGACATTGTAAGAAAAAGTTATTTAGGTTTCTCAAGTCAATTTGGAATTGATGAATCTTTCTTAACATACAAAGGAAAACAAAATCCTTCTAATTGGATTTCAAATCCATTAGTTGAGGGTCAACCTTGGAATATTATCAGTAAAGGTTTCCACATGGACTCAGGTGCGACTGTTGTGACAATAGCAAACACTTATATGTCAAGTGGTCAAACAGCGTTTGAATGTGGGGTGGCTAACTTTACAAGTGACCCACAAACTCAAGATAATCCATACTACTTCATTTACTCAAGAAAATACACAGTATGTTTCGCGGGTGGATTTGATGGTTGGGATATATACAGAGAGTGGAGAACTAACCAAGACAGATTCCAATTAGGAGCATCAGGTTATTTGGCTGGAGCCTCTGCGTCTTCAAGATACCCAACAGCAACAGGTGAAGGGTTATTCAAGAGAATTGTTGTTCAAAACAATACTCAAGATTTTGCAAATACTGACTACTACGCTTACTTACTTGGTATCTTAACATTTGCAAACCCTGAATCTACAAATATCAACGTATTTGCTACTTCAAGTATTGATTATGTGAATAACTCTAATCTTGTAGAAGAAGCAATTGACATGGTTCAATTTTCAAGAGCTGACTCGGTTTATATCGCAACAACTCCTGACTACAACATGTACACACCTGATTCAACAAATCCTCAAGACATCATCTACTCACAAGAAGCGGTTGATAACTTAGATAATACAGGTATTGATTCTAACTATACTGCAACTTACTATCCATGGATATTAGTTCGTGATACAGTTAACAATACACAAATTTACTTACCACCAACAGGTGAAGTTTGTAGAAACTTAGCATTAACAGATAACATTTCATTCCCATGGTTCGCATCAGCGGGTTACACGAGAGGTCTTGTTAACTCAATCAAAGCTAGACAAAAACTTACACAAACTGATAGAGATACATTGTATCAAGGTAGAATCAACCCTATCGCAACTTTCTCTGATGTTGGAACAGTAATTTGGGGTAACAAAACATTACAAGTTGCTGACACAGCACTTAACAGATTGAACGTAAGAAGATTATTACTTCAAGCTCGTAAGTTGATTTCAGCAGTAGCTGTAAGATTATTGTTCGAACAAAACGACCAAATTGTTAGACAACAATTCTTGGATAGTGTGAACCCAATCTTGGATTCAATTAGAAGAGATAGAGGTCTTTATGATTTCCGTGTAACAGTTTCATCTACACCAGAAGATTTAGATGCTAACAGACTTGTAGGTAAAATCTACTTAAAACCAACGAAAGCATTGGAGTTCATTGATATCGAATTCTTTATTACTCCAACAGGTGCTTCGTTTGAAAATATCTAATAAACTTAACGGGGATACTTCGGTATCCCCTTTAATTGCCTAATATGAAAAGACAACTTAGAGAAGGATTTAAAGAGGAAGGTACTCCAGACATGAAATACTATGCGTTTGATTGGGATGACAACATCGTTCACATGCCAACTAAAATCATGGTAAAAACAGAAGATGGTGATGAAGTTGGTATGAGTACTGACGATTTTGCCGAATATAGACATGATTTGGGAAAAACCCCTTTCAAATATAAAGGTGAAACTTTCAGAACCGCTGGAGATAAAGACTTTTTGATTGATGCTATGAGGGCTAAAGAAGGTCCTGCATTTGGAGATTTCAGAGAAGCAATTAATAATGGTTCAATTTTTTCAATCATAACTGCAAGAGGACATAATCCTCAAACATTAAAACAGGCAGTATACAATTACATTGTGAGTGGTTTTAATGGTATAGATAAAAACCAATTAGTTAAGAACCTTAAAAAATATAGGACGTTTGTCGGTGAGGAGGATATGAGTGATGATGATTTAATTAAATCATACTTAGAACTTAACAAGTATCATCCCGTAACTTTCGGTGAAGGAAGTGCTGCGAATCCCGAAGAATTAAAAGTAAGGGCGATGGACGAATTTGTTTCTTATATTAAAGCAATGGCTGGAGTTTTAAACAAAAGAGCCTTTATTAAAAATGATATCTCTAATAACTTTATACCAATGGAACCTAGTATAGGATTTTCAGATGATGATATAAGAAATGTAGAAGTAATGAGAAAGCATTTTAAAGATAAACCAGATAATATAGTTAAGACTTATTCTACTGCTGGAGGAGCTAAAAAGGAAGTAAAATAAGAATACCATTTTTAAAAATTTAAGTAAATAGAAAAATTTTTGAAACGGATATATTTATCGTTATAAACATAGAAACAAAATTTAAATAATATGGCTGATTTACTGATGAAAATGCCGATTCCTTATGAACCGAAACGTCAAAACCGATTCATTTTAAGGTTTCCATCAAGCTTAGGAATTAATGAGTGGTTCGTAGAATCTACGGCTAGACCTCACATCACAATTACCGCGACAGAAATACCATTCTTGAATACTTCAACTTACGTTGCAGGTAGATTCACATGGCAAACACTTAACGTAGTATTCAGAGACCCAATTGGACCGTCTGCGTCACAAGCTCTTATGGAGTGGGTTCGTTTACACGCTGAATCAGTGACAGGTCGTATGGGATATGCTGCGGGTTATAAAAAAGATATTGACCTTGAGATGTTGGACCCAACAGGAGTTGTTGTTGAGAAATGGATTTTATATGGTACATTCTTAACAGATGTAAACTTTAATAGTTTGGCATACAATACAGACGCTTTAGCAACTATTGCGGCAACGTTGAGAATGGACAGATGTGTGTTAGTTTACTAATACTATTTATAAAAAATTATTAACAATTATATTTAACCGTAAAGCAATAAACTTTACGGTTAATTTTTTTATATGGATAATCAATCAAAAGAATACGGACAATCAAACTTCTCCTTACCACACGATGTAGTACCACTACCATCACAAGGTGTATTCTACAAAAACAAAAAGAAATCTGTCAAGGTCGGTTATTTAACCGCAAATGACGAGAACATATTATTGGCGGGAGGTGATGACATGACCCAAAATTTATTGAGGTCAAAAATCTACGAACCAGACATGCGTATTGAGGATATGTTAGAAGGTGACGTAGAGGCAATCTTAATCTTTTTAAGAAACACTGCGTTCGGACCAGAAATGGAACTAACGTTGAACGACCCCGCAACTAAAAAACCATTCCAAACTAAAGTAATGTTAGACGAATTAAACATTCTTCAAGGACAACAACCTGGTGAAGATGGAACATTCATGGCTACTTTACCAAAATCACAAACAACGGTTAAGTTAAAACCTTTAAGTTATGGTGAAATTTTGGAAAACCAAAAAATTATCAACTCTTATCCACAAGGTAGAACTGCTCCAAGAGCAACACTTAGACTTCAAAAAGAAATTGTTGAAGCTAATGGTACTACGGATAAAGGAGAGATTGCAAAATTAATTGAACAAATGCCAATTGCGGATTCTAAATTCATAAGACAATTTATGGATGATAATGAACCAAGATTAGATATGAGAAGAGTAATTATAGCCCCGTCAGGAGAAAAACTAACAGTTAATGTTGGTTTCGGGGTTGACTTTTTTCGTCCTTTCTTCTGATTATAGGAAAGGACAGCTCGATGAATACTATTATCTGAGTACTCTAATGAACGTTTCATATCAAGATTTTTTAAACATGCCATTATTTATGAGAAAATATCTTTTAGATAAATGGGTTGAAGAGCATAAAAAGGACTGAAAAATCAGTCCTTTTGTATTTATATAATATCTAATACAATCAAATAATGGCAGACGGAGAAAAAAGTACGGTCCAACAGTTTATTGATGATGTGAATGCTCAGTTCAAAGTTACTGGAACTGACTTTGCAGAAGCAACCGAAAGGATGAGTTCTTGGGGTCGAGAAATCAATAATGTGTTCGGTCAAAGTAGAGCTAGAATTACAGAACTACAAACTGCGGTTGTTGATGCAACTCCCCGTCTAAATAGACTTGGTGGAGATATTGATAAAGTTGGTGCGGCAATTAGTGACATAGCAATAGCTTCGAGAAGAAACGTTGTTGCCAATACTGAAGACATTGAAAAACTTTACGCTTCATCCAAAGTACTAAATCAAACAGTAGGTGAATTAGCCGAATCATTCCAAAATGTCGGTATAGGAATTTCACAAATTGGACCCGAATTAGAGAAATCAGTAGGATATATCCGAAGTATTGGTGGAAATACTGAACAGGTGATGAAAAGTGTTC